CTCTACACATGGCCGCTGGCTGCGTACTGGTGGCTGCCATTGCCGGCAGTGCCGGGTACTGGCGCGGCCATAACGCTGGCGAGGCCAAGGTGCAGGCGGCGTGGGATCGTGAGCGTGCGCAGCTGGCAGAGGAGCACGCCAAGGCGATGGCCGCTGCGCGTGAGAAAGAGCAGGCGCTGCAGGCCAACGCAGACCAGCTGAGACGGGAGAAGGATGATGAGATCAGGACGATTAACGCTCGCGCTGCTTCCCTTGCTGACAGCCTGCGCAAGCGCCCCGCCCGCACCGAGACAAGTGCCGTGTCCAGTGCCACCGGTTCTGGATGCCCCGTCCCCGTCTGCACTGGAGCAAGCCTTTCTCGAGAGGATGCAGAATTTCTTGCAAGGGAGGCTGCCCGAGCCGACGAGCTCCGCACCTCCCTCAACCAATGCCTCAAGCAATACGAAGCAATGAGAAAGCATTAACCGCAACGACCGCTCCTCGGGCTGGGCCTACTCCTTCGCCATCACAACAGCCCGCTGGGGTTTTCCCCGGCCTGAGTGCCGGGGTTTTTTCACTTCTCCTCTGGCGGTAACGCAGCCCCCAGAGCCTTGATCCTGCCACTGTACGCAGCTGTGTGCCGCATCCTGGCGATCGCATCAATCCGAGCCAGCTGTTCCTGGTTGGCGTCGCGCAGCTGCTTGACGATGGTCATTCGCTCTCGAGCTGGGCGCTTGCCTGCGCGTGCGGTCTTGTCGGCGAGCTCCTCGTAGGCATCTTGCCATTCCTGTTGCGTCTGGTGGACGCTGTAGGGCTGATCCTTGCCAGGCACCATCAGCGGCCAGTCGCCTACCACAACAGGTTCTGCAACAGGTTCTGCAGATTCTGCAGAATCGTTCTGCAGATCCGATTCGTTTAGGTCTGGCACATACTCGTCCACGGTTACCACCTCGACCGGCTCCGGCAGTGGCTCTGGCAGGCTGGGCGGTGCAATGGCATCCAGCGGGTTGGCTGGCTTGGCTGGGGTGACATCCTTCTCCCGCGGCTTGGCCTCATCTGGGTAATCGGCTGCCTCCTCGGCGGTGATCAGCCCCTTCAGCACGTCAGGGAAAGCATCGCGCAGGGCAAATCCTCGAGCTCGCATCTGCAGCATGCGCTTCGGGTACGCCTGCCACGGCCCCTGCTTGCCCCACAGCCCTGCCCGCTTGGCATCCTCGACGCTGAACCTGGCGATCACCGGGTTGCGCCCCTTGCGCTTGGCGATGCAGACGGCGACCGGGTTCGGCGTGCCTTCGTTTTCGATGTGCTCATCGATGCCCTCGCAGACCGGGCTGGCCTGTACCAGCGCCATCATGGCGTCACCGTAGACGCTGGGCTTGCCGTTGATGACAGCAATGTTCTGCAGCGCCTGCATGGGTGCCAGGCCGAGCTCGTAGCCCCACTGCACGCAGACCATGATGTCCTGCGGCTTGCCCTGGTAGGCACGCGGCACCATGCTGGAGTCGGCCAGCATTTTAGAAAACTCCATCGCCTCGCCAAGGGTGGCCGGCGCAAAGCCGGAGCGGTTAGTTGTAGTCAGTTGAGTCATGCTTTTCTCCCTCCGGCAGGAACGCTTCGATGGTGTAAAGAACGAGGGCGGTGAAGCTCTCGACAATTTCGTTGGCCTCATCCTCACTGCAGCGTGGGATGGTGTTAAGCAGAGACAGCACGGCGCGTGAGTGTGCCTTCTCAAGGTTGGTCAGTTCGCGCTCTTTTTTCATGCGACCTCCTTGACTGACAGGGTGGATTGGCGAATCGAGTATGCTTCCTTGGCCGGCACGATCTTCTGCGGCTGTGCCTGGTAGCTACGCATCGGCCACTTGATCTCATACCTGCCGGCCACTGCTGCCTTGGCGTCACCCAGCAAGATCTTCAGATCTTTCTCGGCTGCAGCCTTGTCGTCAGCTGCATCCTTAGCCCGCTTGTTGGCGTCCATGATCTTTGCTGCCAGAAGCTCGGCCTCGACATCCAGCTGCACGACTTTGTCTTTGGCCACTGGCCACATCCGATCGGCATCATCACTGCTGGCCGGCGGGTAATACTCGATCTCGCCTGTCGCCTTGAATGCATCGAGCCGGCGCTGGAAGTCGCGGGTCACCTGGGCGATCGTGTCGATCGTTTGTTGGTGCGGAGCGAACAGGAAGATGCGCAGCTCGGTGCCGCGGTACAGCACGCAGACCGCGCCCCACTTGACCTGCATGATGTCCATCTGACCCTGCAGCTGGATCGGGCCACGGTGCAGAGCTGGCGCATCCTCGGGCGATACCGCGGTGAGCTTGGCCTCGAGCACGCCCATGCCTTCAAGCGTGATGCTTTCTTGCCCGATGACAAAGATCCCGGCGTCAACGTCAGTGCGGATGACCTGGCCGTGGCCGTCTGCGGTGCCGTCCAGGCTGCAGCAGAGCGGCAGGTCATCGTGGTACATGGCCACGGTGTGCTCGGTCTGCAGGTCGGCGAGTTCTAATCGCTTGGCTGCTTCAGCCAGAATGATTGGCTCAAGCATGTTGCCCCACTCCATGCTTTCTTTGGACTCGTTCTCGAACTCGATGCCCTTCAATGCGTTGATGCTGTACTCGAGCTCATCGTTGGGTGTGCTGTACTTCGACAGACCCATGATTGCCGGCAGCCTGCTGGCTGACAGCATGGTGTTGGGTGTTACCTTATTGACCATTTTGATTCTCCTCCTCGGATAGTTGATAGACGCGCACGACGCGAGCGTGAGCGGCTTTATGGGTGGCTTCGGTGAAACCGATTGCCGTGAATTTTTTTGACCTGAAAACCGCGCCCAGGACGGACGGGTGGAGCTCTGCGGGCAAGCGCAGCTGTGCTCGAATGTCGTTGATGCTGACCTGCCCTTGTTCCCGGCAGATCTCAACGGCTAGTGCTCGGCAGTGCTCGAGGAACTCTGTGTCTCTGTGTTCAAAGAGCGCAAGCTGGGCGTCGCGCAGGTCGCGACCGGTAACGGGGAGCATGTCGGAACCCCGTCAGGTAAGGATTGCCAGGGCGATGACGGCCAGGATGCCGATGGCGCTGACGATCAAGACGGGGATGTCAGGGTCTTGCTGCGGTGCAAGAATCTTGTGTTTGCCGACCAAATAGTCGGAATACAAATTATGCGCGAAACCCCGTATGTAGTTGTTGCGATTCAAATAACCGCAATACACATATGCGCGTCTAGTTGTTGGTGTTTGCTGATGTTTTTCCACGTTTTTTGTCCTCCTTCAGGGTGTTACGACTGGTTGCAAAAATCCAAACGGTCATTGACGTTAGACCTACTACCTGTTGTGGTACGGGTTGTTTGTGAGTTTTTTGTATTCGGCCTTGCCGACCCGGCGCTCGTTGCGCTGATGGAGTGTGCGCTTGGCTGCTTCCATTGCGTATCTGGCCTCAAGCACGCGCCAAATGTCGGTGCGTTGATCTTCCCAGGCAATCTGGGTCAGGTCTTTAGAAAGATCGCCAAAGATCTTGGCTGCCCATTTAATGTCATCAATGACCAACAGCGGCACATCGAGCCGGCAGTTCAAGCCGCGACCGACTCGATTGAAATACTTGGCCACGGTTTTGCGATCCAGGTCTTTCACGCCGTCCAACGGCTTCACGGGCTCATAACTCATTGATAATTATCCTTAAAATAATAATACTGTATGAAAGAACAGTATATCACCTAGAAATATCGTCGCGGTTTTTGCGCATGTCATCGACGATCGCCTGCAAATTTTTTATCTGTGTCTCATCAAGCGGTTGCCAGTGTTTTCTCTCATAGCGCCGCAGCAGGTAGCCGACCAGCATGGTGGCGGCGACCAATGCGCCGATCACCAGGAAGGGTTTGATCGCGTCCATTACTTGATCCTCTTGAGCAAGTTCGATACCTGGCTGGGGTACCAGTCGGTGTTGCCGCGTGGTGTCTCGATGCCGCGAGCTGTCAGCGCTGCGGCGATGTCGCGCATGGTGCTGGCACCTGACTTGCGGATGATGTCGCGCACGATCGGCCCGACCTTGTCTGCGTAGGCGTCTGCCTTTTCCTTGATGACTCGCACGCCCTCGGCGCTACCGATCTCAGGCGTCGGGCTGCCCAGCACCTTGCCCTGGCGCTTGAGCGCTGCCAGCGCGTCCTTGGTGCGCTCAGAGATCCGCTTTGCTTCGTACTCAGAGAACACGCTGACCATCTGCAGGAACGTGCGGTCGGCCTGCGGCATGTCAGCGCAAACAAACTGCACCTTGCCGTTCAACAGGGTCGAGATGAACTGAACGTCGCGTGCCAGGCGATCGAGCTTGGCGACCACCAGCGTGGCTTTCTGCTTGCGTGCGAGCTCAAGCGCAGCTTTCAGCATCGGGCGATCTTTGAGGCGCTTGCGGGTACCGGATTCGATTTCGGTGAACTCGCCGATCACTGACCAGCGGCCACCATTGAGGAATGTACGCACAGCTTCCTGCTGTGCCTCGATGCCAAGACCAGACTGCCCTTGGCGGTCGGTAGAGACTCGGTAGTAGGCGACAAACTTGCCTTGATGCGGTGCCATGCTGTCCTCCTGTCAGTCGGTAGGGTGACGGTCGCGATGACCGTTGAGCGAAATATATATCCGCAAGAAATACCGTGTCAAGTACCCAAACGTATCTTTTTGGTCTGGTTCAATTCTGACAAGCGTTGCGATCTCGTCAGGTCTGATATATCTTCCTGCAATCCTTCCTTTTGGAGTTTGTACATGGAGAAGCCCTATCAGATGTTTTTCATGCGGATGCGGCCCGAAGTTCGCGCCCTGCTCGACCAGGCTGCAGACGAGCAGCGCCGCAGCCGCACGTCGATCCTTGAGGAGCTGATCCTCGAGGCGTACGGCAAGCGGTACGAGACCGCCGAGACCCGCCTCAAGCGCCTGCTAGGTGCCGCGTGAATGGCCGCGGGAAGCGCAACAAGGGTGCGGCTGGTGAGCGCGAGCTCGCTGCCCTGCTCTGTGATGAGCTGGGTTTTGTGGTGAAGCGCAACCTTGGCCAGGCGCGGGATGGCGCGGATGACATTACCGTCGCCCAGTTCCGCATCGAGGTGAAGCGGCAGGAAAGGCTACAGGTGGACAAATGGAGCGAGCAGGTCGAAGCCTGCGCCCAGGTCGGCGAGGTGCCGGTGCTGGCATACAGGCGCAATGGTCAACCGTGGCGGGTATGCCTGCTGCTCAAAGACTTCCTGCCGATGATGCGCGACCAGCTGAAATGAACTGGGACTGGGTGATCAGGCAGCTGCAGGGCGAGCGCCTCGAGATCCCCAAGGGAGGCGGCAGGCGCGTCATCAACATTGGCCTTGGGCACTACCAACGCGAGCTCGAGAACAAGCCAGACGTGCGTGCTGCGATCGTGCAGGCATTACAGAACGGGCCGATGACCACGCCGGATCTGTACGAGCACCTGGCTGCAGATGGCACGGTCACGACGCCTGATGCGCTAATGCACCACTGCAAGCGGATGTTAAAGCGCGGGCAGATATTGATGAAAAAAGAGCACCGCCGTTTGGGCGGCAAGGGATTGTGTGTTTGGTCTGTGGGAGAGATACATGAAAGCAAACTTGATACAGATGCCGACTGAAGTGAAGAAGAAGGCAAACGAAAAGAAGGACACCACGCCATCGGTGTGGAACCCGAACTGGAAGTACAAGCCGGGTGGCACAGCAATGGATCTGGCCGAGAAGTTCAAGCGCATCCGCAAGCAGATGGTCGAGCAGGAGCAGGCCAAGAAGATGCGGAGGGTCAAATGACCAAGGTGCGCAAGTTCTGGCGGTGCTTTTGGCTGTGGAAGTGCAGCGGCCTGGGCGTGATTGCAGCCATGAAAGCCGCTCGCCGTTATCACAGGCGCTTCCTTGGCCTGTGATCATTGTCCAATATGCAATAGCAGCCATTGGCAGCCGCGCACTGCGGAGGTCGATGGCGTGCTGGTCTGCACGCACAGCGAGGCATGGCGGCATGAGTGTGAGGTTCGGTGGGCTCTGCGCCTGCCAGACAAGGCCAGGAAGCCGCGCATCACCAAGCGCGACTACTTGGATGGGGTGGAGAAAGAGCGCGGCACAGAGGCTCGCACAAAGCTGCGCAATGACATGATCAAACGATATAAGAAATGAACGACCCATTCAAAATCGACAGCCCGACCTGCATCAGCTTCAGTGGTGGCCGCACCAGTGCTTACATGCTCTGGCGAGTGCTGCAGAGCAATGGCGGCCAATTACCAAAAGCGGCTGTTGTTTGTTTTGCAAACACAGGCAAGGAGGAGGAAGCCACGCTGCGGTTTGTGCGTGACTGCGGGCTGCATTGGGGCGTCCAGATCCATTGGCTTGAGTTCAGGGATTCTGAGTCTGGTTTTGTTGAGGTCGACTACGAGACAGCGAGCCGCGATGGCGCGCCCTTCGAGGCCATCATCCGAAAGCGCAATTACCTTCCGAACCCTGTCACCAGGTTTTGCACCGTCGAGCTCAAGATCAGAACGATGCACCGATGGCTGCGGGCGAACTGGCAGGCGCTGGGCTGGGATGTTGAGCAGATCGAGTGGGATCAGATGATCGGCATCCGGCATGACGAGCATCGTCGGGTGGCCAAGATACGAGCTCGAGGTCACAGCACCGAGACCACCAAAGAAACCATGCGGATGCCGCTCGCAGATACCGGCGTGACGGTTGCCGACATAGCCGCTTTCTGGGATGCCCAGCCGTTCGGCCTGGAGCTACCGACCTACCAAGGCAGGACGCTTGCCGGAAACTGCGACCTTTGTTTCCTCAAGCCCGCCAATCAGATCTTCACGTTGATCGCCGAGAAGCCCGAGCGGGCTGTCTGGTGGGCAAGGATGGAGAGCATGGGGCTGTCTGAAAAGGCGTCAGGGAACATTTTCCGCGGAGATCGTCCGACCTATGCGGAGATGGTGCGGTACGCCAGCAAGCAGATAGACATGTTTGATAAAGCCGAAGAAGGCATGGCCTGCTTCTGCGGCGACTAACCAAAGGAGATAAAAAAAATGAAAGAACACAAACTTCTTGATGGCATCAAGGCCGAGCTGGAGCTAAAGAACGATGCAGCGCTTGCTCGTCTGCTAAAGGTGCAGCCGTCGGTGATCAGCAAGCTGCGCTCTAAACGTCTGCCGGTGACTGCAGAGACCATCCTGCGCGTTCACGACATGGTGGGCTGGGAGATCAGCAAGATCCGCGGGTACATGGCATGAGCACCCGGTTTTGTACCAGCTGCCAAGCAACTCGAGACCAGGCAGGCGGGGAGTTCAAACGAGCTCGGCGCACTGCCCGCTGGGTGTGCAAGTGCTGTTTGGAGCGCAAGACGGTCAGCATCTACAAGTCGCAGGGCAAGACCAACGAGAAGGCGCTGTTCAAGCTGGCTGCGAAGATCTGGGGGGTGGCATGAACGAGCGCGAACAATTGATGACGCAGGAAGAACTGGCATTCCGCTGGCAGGTCAGCGAGGCAACTCTTGAGCGGAACAGGTCGATGAAACAGGGCGTCAAGTTTCTGAGGATCGGCGGGCTGATCCGTTACCGGATGTCGGATGTCCTTGCGTACGAGGAGCAGTCGACCGTTGAGATAGACGAGGGGCAGGCATGATTACTTTGACCCGCGAGGAAGCGCAGCAGGTGCTGTACATCATGGAAAGCACTCATTTTGCTGTGGCGGATAACGTGCATCACTCCGTAGTTATGGAGCACGTTGCAGCAATCGAAACCCTCCGCGCCAGACTAAGCGCACCTGAACCGGAGCCGCTTGAATACTGGAACGCCGTGGAAAGTTGGGTAAAGCTTGATGAAGTACGTCAGCACTTTGACTCGGTTAGCTGCGGAACAATTTACAAAAACCCCGGAGAAGGAAGAAGTCCACTCTACACCGCCCCACCACAGCGCGAATGGCGCGGCCTGTCCACGGCTGAGGTCAAGGCGTTGTGGAACGTCACCAAGAAGCCGACCGAGTTTGCTGACCTGCTGCAGGCCAAGTTAAGGGAAAAGAATGAGCGCCGTGCCTGACAACATTGTGCCATTCACGCTGCCCAAGAAGCCGCGGATCAAGGAAAAGGAGCCGGCACCGGATCAGCGCAAGGTTGCCGTCATGCCAATCCGAGCCGTGCATGACAAGGCGCTGACCGATGGCATGTTCAGAACCTTAGCGCTGGTGTGCAGCTTCTGCAACCGGGCAGGCGTGACCTGGGTCAGCCAGGCAAGGCTGGCCAAGGACTCAGGTGTCAGCCGTCAGGCCATCACCAAGCAGATCAAGAAGCTCAAGGAAGCCGGATACATCGAGGTAGTCAGCAGGCATTACCGCGGCATTAGGCCGGACACCGTGCGCGTCATCTTCGACCCGACTGTGGACGTGGAGACAGCGATTGCAGTCACCAGCAGCATCGAAGACACCAGACCACCCTACATGAAGGAGGAGCAGATGCAGGACATGACGCCAGACCCGGAAGGACTCAAACGCATCCAAGAAATGATCAGAGGCGTGGTCAAGCCGATCAACCAACCAGCAAAGGAGTATCAGATGCCAAAAGGCGACACAGTAACCGTTGCAAAGATGAAAGCAGAGATTGCCGCAAAGAAGAAAGCGAAGCCGTCACATAAGCAACCTAATACGGTTGCCACTACTGCTCAAGAATTAAGCAGTCCATTGGCAACCTATGAGCAACCTCCAGAGGTTGCCAAGAACACAGAAAGAACACCTATAAGTAAGTCTTTAAAGGATATGTATTTAAAAGATATTGATTTAGGTTTAATACAAGTTCTGAGCAACCAGTTGTCGAATGAAGAAGTCGAACAGACGTTGCTTCAGTTGCAAGCACGCTGTAAGGCCGAAGGTGTTGCCATGCCGACAGGTGCGAACCTGATCGAAGCCCTGCTGGTGCTGCATGCGGACAGCCTGTGAAACCATGATGCCGTTTAAACGCGTTCTAAGGCACCTACAAGGCGCGATCGGGGGTCGGGTGATAGGCAGACATGGGTGGACAGGGAAAACGGCTTGTAGAGCGTTTAAAGCAGTCTGTCCAAAACCCATACGTTCGTCTGCGTGTTGGACGTGCCTGGACAGCAAGGGGTGGGCTGACGTGTCTGCTTCCGACCGGCTGCCAGGCCTCGAGCTCTGGCAATCGATGGCGGCAGGAGGCGATAGGTGTTCGTTGTCAGAAAGGCACCCTTTCCCCCCTCCCCCACACGGTGGCGATGCGGGTGCCTGACAAAAATTTTCCTCCCCTTTTGGCTGGGAGGGTTGTTTCACGAGGGAAAGCGGATGCTGACTTTGGGTTGCGACTGAGTGGCCGGTTGGACGCAGCGAGTACCTCACCCTTAACTTAGGAGATTGACAATGGCATGGGAACACAAACCTAACTTTGGCAGTGCGTTCATCAACAAGGAGAAGTCTGAGGACTGGCACGCTGAGTTCCGCGGGGACATCATGTTGCCGGACGGGAACGTGCATTACCTGGATGTCAGCCCTGCGCTGACAAAGGCTGGTGACATTTACTACAAGGTCAAGATAGGCAAGATCAAGCAGCCTGCTGGTGCGCCTGTGCAGTCTGCGCATAACCAGGCCAAGGCGAATGCTTACCAGCCGCAGAACGACTCGGACATTCCCTTCTGATGGCTGCGAAGAAACAATCCAACGTGATCCCGCCGATGACGAACTGGGGCGGGACTCGCTCGATTCAGCGCCGGTTGGAGCGCTCAAACACCCTGATCCAGAACCGTGAGGCTGTGTCCTATGCCCTGCTGTGCATGGCCAATACCAAGATCACGGACATCATGACGTGGGACGAGGATGGCAATGTGAAGGTCAAGGCTGCGCACCAGATCCCTGAACATGCGCTGCAGGCCATCAAGAAGGTCTCGGTCAGGACTGACAAGGATGGCAACAGCTTTCTGGACATTGAGCTGTATGACAAGGTGGGCGTGCTGCGGTTGCTGGCCAAGGCTAGTGGCCTGCTGGACAACCCTGACGAGAATGACAAGCCGTCTGTGATCGATGTGAACGTGGTAGCACCACCACGCAACGAGCAATGAGTCTCTGGAGGAAACGTGGCAAGAACGAAAGAACAATCGGACAAAGCGATCTCAAGCTCCGGCCTGAATCTGGACTTCAGCCAGAGCCCGGTGATCTACGACTTCATCCAGAGCAATGCGTTCGTCCAAGGGATCATGGGCCCGGTGGGCTCGGGCAAGTCCTATGGCTGCGCCAGCAAGATCTTCCTAAAGGCCATCAAGCAAAAGCCATCCCCGGTCGACAACATCCGGTATACCCGCTGGGCAGTGGTCAGGAACAGCTACCCGATGCTGAAGACCACGACTATCAAAACCTGGCTGGATCTGTTCCCCGAGTCGACGTTCGGCCCGATGCTGTGGACTCCACCGATCACGCATCACATCCGACTGCCCGCCCGCGGGGACGCAGCAGGGATTGATTGCGAGGTCATCTTTCTGGCGCTCGACCAGCCCAAGGACGTCAGAAAACTGCTCTCGCTTGAGTTGACCGGTGCATGGGTCAACGAAGCCCGTGAACTACCCAAGGCGGTTATTGACGGCCTGACGCACCGGGTCGGACGATACCCGACCAAGCGCGACGGTGGCGCAACGTGGCACGGCATCTGGATGGATACCAACTCGATGGACGATGACCACTGGTGGCACAACATGGCCGAGAAAGAAAAGATGACCGGGCCATACGCTTGGAAGTTCTGGAAGCAGCCAGGCGGCGTGATTGATGTCGTGCCGGAGGAACTGCCCGACAACCCAGAAGCCAATGACCACGTCTTTGCTGCAGGCAAGTGGTGGAAGGTCAACCCGCAGGCTGAGAACATCAACAACCTGCCTGGTGGCTACTACCAGCAGATGCTGCTGGGCAAGAATCTGGACTGGATCAAGTGCTATGCCGGTGGGCAGTACACCTATGTGCAGGAAGGCCGACCCGTCTGGCCAGAGTATGAGGACGGCACCATGTCCGGCGACACCGAGATTGACCCGACCGTGCCGATTCAGGTCGGGCTGGACTTCGGTTTAACGCCTGCTGCCACGATCGGCCAGCGCCTGCCGAACGGTCGCTGGGTCATCCACGACGAGATCGTCACCTTTGACATGGGTCTGGAACGCTTTGGCCACCAGCTGCTCGCCGAGCTCAATGCTGCCTATCCGAACCACCAGGTGATGATCTGGGGCGACCCGGCAGGTATGGCTCGAGATGCCATCTATGAGGTCACCGCTTTTGACTTCCTGAGAACCCTCGGCCTGCGTGCGCAGCCCACTGCCAGCAACGACTTCAAGGTGCGCCGGGAAGCCGCGGCAGCGCCCATGCAAAGGCTCATTCAGGGCAAGCCCGGCTTGATCGTGAACCGCAAGTGCAAGCTGCTGAGAAAAGCCCTGGGCGGCGGCTATCACTTCAAACGGGTGGCCATCGGTGCTGGGCAGGAGCGGTTCAGGGACGCGCCCAACAAGAACGAGCACTCGCACATCGGCGACTCGTTTGGCTACCTTATGCTGGGCGGCGGCGAGTACAACCGCATGACCAGATCGCAAAGCTACGGCGCACCGCTACCCAAGACCACCGTGATGAGCATGGACTTCGATGTGTTCTCCTGAATATATCGCCAAGCAATCACCGTTATTGCTGCCTGTCCAAAACCCCATAGAATCTTTTGCTATATGAGCGGAATTGAAATTGACCTCGGCATCCAGCATCACTTTGCTGACGGCCTGTATGCGAAGCAGATGATGTTGCCTGCAGCGCATTTTGCTGTGACGCATGCGCATGAGTACGACCACCTGTCGATCCTATCAAGCGGTCGGGTGCTGGTTGATGTCGATGGCAAAACCTCTGAGTACACATCGCCTGCTTGCATATTGATCAAGGCAGGCGAGCATCACAAGATCACAGCGATCGAGGATGCAGTCTGGTTTTGCGTTCATGCCACGGATGAAACCGACCCTGACAAGGTCGATGAGGTTTTGATTAGGAGATAGACATGCCTTTTTTTATCGCAGCAGCTGTCCTCGCAGGAGCCGCGTATCAATCGAACGAAGCACGCAAAGCTCGAATTGCTGCTGAAGACTCGCAAAAGAAAGCGCTTGCACAGCAGGCTGCTGATGCTGCTGCCTTCCGCGCCAAGCTGACAGAGCAAACCTCTGTCTATAACAGGCAGGCCGGTGCGCTCGAGGAGCAGGCAAAGATCGCAAAGAGCCAGCTGGAGACTGCTCAGTCGCAGCTTTCGCAGAACGTCAAGGAATACGAGACCGGCTTGTCGCAGTACGAGCAGTCGCGCCTTGAGATGGAAAAGAAAGCCAAAGAGACACAGGCGCAGATTGACGAGGAGCGCCGCAAGGCAGCCGAGCAGCAAGCGACCCAGCTGCGTGCTCGCACTCGCGGTGGCCGTAGAGCTCTGCTGTCGCAGGAACGATTGACGCCCGAGCTTGGTGTTACCACTGACACGCTGGGCTCTGGCATGGGGATGATGTAATGGCAGCAGCGCCTACCATCTATCAGAAAAAGCAGGCTGCGCGACGTGCGAGCGCAGACATTGAGCGCCTGGCAAAGACGTACCAGACGGGCATGTTCGATGTCACGCAGCAACAGCAAAACGCTTTCACGGGCTGGAATGCAAAAACCAAGGAGCTGATGGCTCCATATGAGGCGAAGGTTAAGCAATACACCTCGGTAGATTTTCCGGCGTATCAGTCGCAGCTCGCGCAATACAAAGGCACGATGGACGCATACGACCAACAGGTCGCTGCGTATCGCCAGCGCCTAGATGCTTTCAATCAATCGCTGATCGACTATGAGGCGAACCCCAAAGAGGTGGTTTCAAGTAGGCACATTGGTGGTCGCTATGACGAAATAATCATTGAAGGAAAGACATACAGTTTGACTGGTGCGCAAAAGCGTTATGTGCCAGCAGAGTACGACGTAAAAAAAGAGGGTGCCAAATACACAGTAACCAAGAACAAGGCGCTCCCTACGTTTACTGAAAATCCACCAGAGGCTCCAAGTGCAGAGATGCCGACAGCGCCAACAGCACCAGGTGCTCCTCCGCAGCTGCCAACTTTTGACTCTGCTCCGTTTCAAGCAAAACGTGAGGAGCTAGGTACTACTTTTAATCGAGAGCTTGGTGAGCGTAAGTCAGCCAAGCAAAACGTGGTCATGCGCCGCATGAGCCGCGGAATGTTGCAGGGGGCGTGATGGACAAAGTTCAAAAAGTAATGCGCGAGTACAAGGCCGGCACATTGAAGTCGAGCTCTGGCGACAAAGTCAAAAGCCGTGATCAGGCGATCGCTATCGCGCTGTCGGAGAGTGAGCGTGCCAAGCGCAAGCGCGGCCTGATGAAAGAGGCAAAAGCATGAAGATCGAGATCAGCATCGACAAAGAAGGCAAAGACAAAGAAGACGAAATGGATGACATGGAGTCTGAGCTCATGGACGAGCAAAAGATGGCGATCGGCAAGAAGCTGCAGAAGAACATCGCTCTGACCCGCATGGAAAGAAAGATGCTGGCCGACTATCTGCTGAAAGAAGAAGAGGACTGAGATGGAATACAAGACCCCGCTGGGTGGCAAGCGATTAAAGCCAGAGGAGATCCTGAAGCGGCAGGCTGCAGCTCAGACTAAAAAGGATGAGTTTCAGCAGCTGTACCAGGATGCCTATGAGTTCGCCCTGCCCCAGCGTCAGCTGTATGGCGTCTGGGAAGGTGGCGCGACAGGCAGCAAGAAGATGGCGCGGGTGTTTGACTCGACGGCCATCAACTCGACCCAGCGGTTCGCCAATCGGCTGCAGTCGGTAGTCTTCCCGCCGCAGCGCAAGTGGTCGCGCCTTGAGCCCGGCCCATCGATCCCGCTTGCACGCAAGTCGCAGGCACAGGCGATTCTAGACGCTTACGGCGACCGGATGTTTGATGTGCTGAAGCAGTCCAACTTTGACATCGCCATCGGTGAGTTCCTGCTGGATCTCGCAGTCGGCACGGCCTGCATGATGGTGCAGCCGGGTGATGATACGTCGCCGATCAACTTTGTTCCGGTGCCGCTGTTCCTGGTCAGCTACGAGGAAGGCGCGAATGGCCAGGTGGACAACGTCTACCGCCGCATGCGCATGAAGGGCGAATCGATCCAGCGCCAGTGGCCGGATGCCAAGCTGTCTGACACCCTAAAGCGCCGCATTGAAGACAAACCTACTGACGACATCGAACTGCTCGAGGCGACAATCTACGACGCTGGCCGAGGTGACTATTGCTACCACGTCATCGAAAAGATCGGCAAAGAGGAGATTGTCTACCGTCGCAAAAAGACATCGCCCTGGGTGATCAGCCGCTACATGAAGGTCGCCGGCGAGATTTACGGTCGCGGGCCGCTGATGACTGCCCTGCCCGACATCAAGACCCTGAACAAAACCATCGAGCTCCTGCTGAAAAACGCCAGCTTGGCTGTGGCTGGTGTCTACACCGCGGCAGACGATGGTGTGCTAAACCCGAACACGGTCAAGCTGGTGCCTGGCGCCATCATCCCGGTTGCCCGCAACGGTGGCCCACAGGGGCCGGCACTGCAGGCCCTGCCCCGCTCTGGTGACTTCAACGTCAGCCAGCTGGTGATTAACGACCTGCGCAGCAACATCAAGCGCATCCTACTGGATGAGTCGCTGCCACCGGACAACATGTCTGCCAGGTCGGCGACCGAGATCGTTGAGCGCATGAAAGAGCTCGCGCAGAACCTGGGCAGCGCCTTCGGTCGTCTGATCAACGAGACCATGATCCCGCTGGTGGCCAAGATCCTCGAGGTCATGGACGAGCGCGGGCTGATCGACCTGCCGCTGCGCGTCAATGGCCTTGAGGTCAAGGTCACCCCGGTCGCCCCGCTGGCGATGGCGCAGAACATGGAGGAGGTCAACGCGATCCTGCAGTACGCGCAGCTGATGACTTCAGGCCAGTTCGGATCAGACGGCCAGCTGGCAATCAAGACGGACGCTGTGGTCGACTACATCGGCGACAAGCTGGGTGTGCCGGCTGCGGTCAGGAACAGCCCAGAGGAGCGTGCCGTGCTGATGGAAGAAGCGCAGAGGATGCAGAAGGAGCAAGCGATCGCGCAGGCAATGGCAATGCAGGCGCAGCAAGGCGCTCTGCCCGCACCTGAAGGGATGGGCGCATGAGCTGGGACGAGCTCGAGGCCATTGGCCAGACCTCGGACATTCGCGAGGTCACCCAGCAACGCGAAGATCTTGCGCGGCTAGTGCTGAGAGTGTTTGGTGATGAGGATGGCCAGGCACTGCTCAAGTGGCTGCGTGAAATGTATGTGGACGTGTCTGTCGCCGTGCCAGGCAACGACCCCTCGCACGCCTTCTTTGCCGAAGGGCAAAGGTCTGTCGTGCGGGATTTAATTGCGCGGATTCAACAAGCAAGGAGCTTATGACTACAGATACTGCAGTCGAGCCCGGTCAGTCCGGCCTACTCGACAATGTTTCAGTCACGGACGAAAACCAACAAGAAGCCAATCCGCAACAAGTCGCAATCGACCACAAAGCGCCAGACCCGTCTGCGCCTGCTGGCCCGACCGAGCGCCCAGACTGGATGCCGGAAAACTTCTGGAAGGACGGCAACCCAGACTATGAAGGGCTGGCCAAGAGCTGGCGCGACCTGCGAGGCAAGATCAGCAAAGGTGCTCACAATGCCCCAGCAGACGGCAAGTATGACCTAGCATCCTTTGGCGAAGGCGGTTCCGACAATCCGATGGCCACCACCCTGTCGGGCTGGGCAAAGGACAACGGCCTGTCTCAAGCTCAGTTCGATGACTTGGTCGGCCAGCTGCAGACCCAAGCCAAGGAACTCATGGCTGCTGACTTTGTCGACCCAGCCGAGGAGATGAAGAAGCTCGGCCCTAACGGTCGGGCAATGGTCGATGGCATGGTTGACTGGGCGCGTGGCCTAGTCAACAAGGGTGTCTGGTCAGCTGAAGACTTCGATGAGTTCAAGATCATGGGCGGCACTGCCCGAGGGCTCAATGCCCTGGTCAAGATCCGCGAAGCCTACGAAGGCCGGGTGCCGATTCAGTCTGCGCCGATTGAAGGAGCCCCGACGCAGGAGGAGCTCTACCAGATGGTGGCCGATCCCAAATACAAGACCGATCCTGCCTACCGGCAAAAAGTCGAAAAGCTGTTCCATCAGGTGATGAAAGACTGATGGATGGGGGCGGTTGTCCAGTTTGCAATCGCCCCTCTTGCTTGCTTTGTTGAAAGTCCTAGAATCCGCGACAAGGCCCACCGGGTTTCCCGACCCTGACTCGCAGCGAGATGCTGCCGAGTGGCGACCGTAAGTCGCAAGCAAAGGCCCGCACCAGCGGCTCACCGACGCGCAAAACCCTGACTAATCAACCGAACGAGGTTTACAAATGGCTATCTCTCTGAGCAGCGCCTTTGTGACACTGTTCGACGCAGAGGTCAAACAGGCTTACCAGGGCAAGGCAATGCTGGTAGGCGCTGTGCGTCAGCGTCGTGGTGTCGAAGGTGCAACCGTAAAATTCCCGAAAGTTGGTCGTGGCGTGGCAACTGCCCGCGTGACCCAGACTGATGTTACGCCGATGAACGTCGGCTTCTCGACCGTTACCTGCACGCTGTCCGACTGGAACGCTGCAGAGTATTCGGACATCTTCTCGCAGGCCAAAGTCAACTTTGACGAGCGCTCTGAGCTCGCCCAAGTGGTTGGTGCCGCAATTGGCCGTCGCCAGGATCAGCTGATCCTTGACGCCTTGGTTGCTGCAACCAGCACTGGCACGGTGTCCAACGACATTGGCGGCACTGACACCAATATGAACATCGCCAAGCTGCGCGATGCTGCGAAGATCCTGAACGCCAAGAACGTGCCTGCTGATGGCCGTCACATCATCATCCACGCCAACTCTCTGGCATCGATGCTTGAGCAGACTTCGGTCACCAGCTCGGACTTCAACACCGTCAAGGCGCTGGTACAGGGCGAGATCAATCAGTACATGGGCTTCACTTTCCATGTGCTGGGTGACCGCTCCGAAGGCGGCCTGCCGATCGACGCATCGAACGACCGTACCCTGTTTGCCTTCCACAAGGATGCAATCGGCTACGCAGAAGGCATCGCGCCCAAGACCGAGATCAACTATATCCCCGAGAAGACCAGCTGGCTGGTCAACGCTTTGTTCTCGGCAGGTTCGGTTGCGATCGATTCCGAGGGCATCGTGAAGATCACCGCCCGCGACACCGCGGCTGCGGCTTAATAGGGAGGGCTGAATCATGGCTTTTGATGCAGCTGGCTTTGCCACTTACTCCGCGTCCAAGCGCGGCAATGCGCCGTCGATGTACGGTTACAAAACAGCCGACACCATCGCTACGGTGAACACCGAGGGGTACTTTAACGCCTTGGCCAACACCCTTGAGGTTGGCGATGTAATCCACTGCGTGACTTCGACCGGCTCCACCGCGGTTGTCACCCTGGTTTATGTCGTTTCCAACGCTTCGGGCGTGGTCGATGTGACTGACGGCACCACTCTGTCGGCTACCGACAGCGACTAACCCGCAGTCACTGCTGTACCAGGGGCTGGTCTCTGAAACAGGAGCCAGCCCCTTCTCACATTAAGAGGTTGACATGGCAGCTGGGGATACCGGAATCACAATCTGCTCTGACGCCCTGCTCCTAATTGGCGCAAAGGCCATCACGTCTTTCAACGATGGCACCGACGAGAGCTCGGTGTGCGACCGCTTGTACCCCGACATCCGTGACTCCACGCTGGTCATGTATCCGTGGAGCTTCAACACAAAGAAGGTGCAGCTTGCTCGCCTGCTGACGGCTCCGACATCGGTCTGGAAATACGCCTATCAGTTGCCGGGTGATCGCCTTGCCGGCCCGCGTGCTGTGTATGACACCGCGAGCCCCGGCGCTTCAGTCCAAAAGGACTGGGAGATCCAAGGCGACCAACTGCTCACCAATCTCGAGGCAGTCTTCATCGACTACCAGTACAGCCTGGGCGAGTTCGCTTGGCCGCAGTATTTCGTTCAACTAATGAAATACATGATTGCTTGGCACATCGCCGAGCCGATCACTGAGCAGCAGGATAAGTCGATCCGCTGGGAGCGCAAGGCTGTAGGCGACCCGTCTGAGAATGGCCGCGGTGGATTCTTTCGCACTGCAATGAACATTGATGCGCAGGGTCAGCCGACCCGTGCAATTGAAGATTTCACCCTGATCGCGGTGAGGAACTGATGCCGCGCTTCGTCGACTTCGCCACCAACTTCAGCACCGGGGAGCTCGACCCTTTGCTGCGTGCGCGGGTTGACCTGCAGTCCTACCCGAACGCGCTGGCCAAGGCGACCAATGTGCTGATCCAGCCGCAGGGTGGCCTGCGCCGCCGGCCAGGCTTAAAGCACATCCACCAGCTGCCGCATACCGGCACCGAGTCTGCCGGCAACGGCGTGCGCTTGGTGCCGTTCCAATTTTCTGTTGATGACAGCTACATGCTGTGCTTTACGCACCAGCGCATGCACGTCATCAAGAATGGCGCTCGGATCGCAAACATCAACGCATCTGGCAATGACTATCTAGCGATCAGCAGCGTGACCAGCAGCATGGTCGACGATATGTGCTGGACGCAGAGCGCCGACACGCTGATCATCGTTCACCCTGACCTCGCGCCTGTCAAGATCGTGCGAGGCGCAACGGATGCGAGCTGGACTGCTACCACAATCACTTTTGACAGCATCCCAAAGTACGCTTTCACGCTGGCAGCAACTAACCCTTCCGGCACGATCACGCCGTCTGCGGTGGCCGGCAACATCACTATCACGGCATCTGCCTCTGTGTTCAACAGCGGCCATGTCAATCAGTACATCAACGCCAGCCCGCAAGGTCGAGCAAAGATCGTCAAGTTCAACTCAGCGACCTCGGTTGATGCCATCACTGAATATCCGTTCTTCAACACGACGGCAGTGGCCAATGGCAGCTGGGAGCTCGAGACTGGATACGAGGATGTGTGGAGCTCGGGCAAAGGCTGGCCGCGGTCGGTGACTTTCCATGAAGGTCGGCTGTACTTTGGCGGCTCCAAGTCCCGCCCGTCGACCATCTGGGGCTCAAAGATCAACCTGTTCTTTGACTTTGTGCCGAGCGAATCGCTGGACGATGACGCAGTCGAAGCAACCCTAGACACCAACGACCTGAACGTGATCACCGACGTTATCTCGTCGCGTGACTTCCAAGTGTTCACCACTGGCGGCGAGTTCGTTGTGCCGCAGCAAGGTACTGACCCGATCACGCCGCTGACCTTCACGTTCAAGAATGTCAGCAGAAACGGCATCAAGCCTGGCACGCGTGTGCAGTCGGTTGAGTCCGGCAGTATCTACATTCAACGTCAGGGAAAATCGCTCAACGAGTTTGTGTTCAGCGACACCCAGCTGACCTACATCACGCAGCGTATCTCGCTGCTGTCTGGCCATCTGTTGAAAGGCCCGCAGCGCATCGCCTTGCGACGCGCTGCCAGCACCGAAGAAGCTGACCTGCTGATGATGACCAACACCACCGACGGCAGCATGGCGGTGTTTTCCATTATGCGCAGCCAGCAGATCACGGCACCGTCTGAGTACACCACTGACGGCGAGTTCATCGATGTCGGCGTGGACGTGACGCAGATCTATGTCGTGACCAAGCGCGTGTTTAATAGCACGACAAGGTACTTTATTGAGCGGTTCCAAGACGATCTGTATACCGATTGCGCATTTACTGGCGGCTCTGCTGGTGGCGTCGGTTCCGGCCTTCCGCACATCGGCAAGTCGTTGAACGTGATCACCGATGGTGTGCCGCAAAGTAACGAGACTGTCAGCGCAGGCGGTGCGGTGACGTTTGACCGTGAGAGCACAACCAGCTACGAGGTTGGCTTGCCGATCACGGTTTACGTCAAGACCATGCCGGTCGAGATCAAATTGCAGACGGGCAGCCGAGTGTCTTTCAAGAAGCGGATTGTGGAGATCAGCGCGGTGCTGGACGACACGCAGCACTGCCTACTGAACAACAACGAGGTGGCATTCCGGCTGATGGACAACCCGCTGCTGGATGACCCGGTGCCGACGTTCACTGGCATCAAACGGGTCAACGGCATTCTGGGCTACAGCCGCGAGCAGGCGATCGAAGTGACGCAGAGTCTGCCACTAAAGATGAACCTGCTCGGCCTTGACTACCGCGTGGCGGTTTACTCGGGAACCTGACATGGCAATCACACCAGGACAAATTACTGCGGTTGCTGGATTCGTCAGCGCTTATGGCGAGGCTGAAGCGCAGAAGGCTGCGGCCATCAACCAGCAGACAGGCTACCTGTTGCAGGCACGCGACAACCTGGCTGTGGCCGAGGTGCGTGCTGAGTTCTCCGAGATGTATGCGTACATCCAAGCTGGCCGCACGCTGAAAAAAGCGCAGATGGAATCGCAGAATTACCAGATCGCCGGCAACCAGCTGCTGCGCAACATGCGTGCAACCAATGCTGCGATCCGCGCTCGAGCAGCTGCAAATGGCGTGGTGCTCGGCGAAGGCTCTGTGCAGGCCGTGCAGAACGAGAACGTGCAGCAGACGATGTTTGATGTGGGCATCACTGACCTGAACGCTCTGACGGCTCGAATCATGGGCTATGAGGATGCGGTGGCGATGGTGCAGTCTACCGAGTACCAGAACATGCTGAACCTGTTTGCTGCTGGACGCCAGAGCGAACAGTACACACAGGCTGGCAGCGCGGTACGCAGGCAAGGTGGGCTCATGGCAGAAGCAACCTTGGTCAAGGGCGCGATTGATCTGGCACCGCGCATTATGGAAGACAAAGGCAATAAGGGTTAATCATGGCGACACGACTGACAGCTGGACAGGTTGCATTGCGAGGCGCAGGTGGCGTGCCGATGCAGCAGATCGTGCCACAGCAGGTTGACTACATGACCGCTGCCCGCGCAGAGGCTGGCGTCAACAACACGATGGCGCAGATCCTTGACCGGATGTCGGCTGGTCTTAACGAGTATTCCGCGCAGCTGCGTACCAAGGAAGGCTTGGACTTTGTAGCCAACAATCCGGTAACGCCGGAAGACATCCAGCTTGCAAAAGAAGGCGTGACTGTTGGCCTGGGCGGCGGCATCGGCAAAGTGTCTGGTGACCTTCCGAGCTTTTTCAATGCCGCTGTGCGCAAGGCTCGCAGCCTTGAACTCTCGTCACACTTTGAAATTGAAGGCCGAAACGAGCTCTCCAAGCTGCTGGTCGAGATTGACGCAGGTCGCGCAACGTCTGATCAGGTTGCGACAAAGATCTCGACCATGACTGATGGACTGTCCAAGTCGCTGGCCGGTGTTGATCCAGAAGCCGCTCTGAAGTTCAGGGCGACCATGATGACGCACGGTGCGACCGTCATGGATCGCGCACGTCAGGCTGAGATCACCAGAGCAAAGAACGAGCGCGTCGCCAAGTTCGACATGGACTTTGACAACAGCGTGCGACTGCTTGAGGCAACCGTGCAGCAGGGCAGCTACACCGACCCGCGCACCGGTCAGGCGTATTCAATCGACGAGCTCGCCGATGTGTTCCGCAAGAACATCACCAACCAAGCGCTGCTGCTGGGTGACGCTGGCCTGCAGAAAGAATACTCGACCAAGTTTGAGGCTGCGCTGCGCACGGCAAAGATCAATGCTGTGACCAAGGAGATCACCAGCGACGCCTACATGGCAGACCCGATGCAGACGCTGGCCAAGATCCGCGCCGGCGATGTTGGCAAGATGAGCCCGGTGCTGCAGCAGCTGATCATGACTGACTTCGACGCAGTGGCGAAGGTCACCGCCAACTACATGGTGGCGGTCAACCAGCGCGAGGCGATTGAGAAGCAGAAGAAAGCCGACGACAAAGCGGCTGCTGTGAGGTCGTTCATTCCGCTGTACGACCAGGCGCTGTCGCTGCCGGAGGGTAGCCCGCAGCGCAGGAAGCTGACCGACCAGATCGCAGCCATTGCAATGGCCAATCCAGAGGCTGTGCCGCTGGGTGTGCTCAAAGACCTGCGCGAGCCGCCCAAGGGTGAAGGCAATGCTGCGGTCGAATTTAATGTGTTGCGCGGCATCTATGACGGGCGCATCACCAGCCCCGATCAGATCTGGTCGATGACTCGCCAGGGCTTGGGCACCAAGCAGGCTGTGGCTGCGCTGAAGCTGTTGAACCGCGAGGACAAGCAGGATCAGAACGAGCTCGACCGTGGTATCTCGCAGCGTGCTGGCATCCCTGTCATTCCTGGCAGCGTGACCGTCATCGACCCCAAGGGGCAAGAGTTCAAGCGCCGGCAGGAGCTGGTAGCGCAGGCAAAGGAGATCGAAGCTCGCTATGCTCGCGATGGCAAAGCACCGCCGACTCCGCGGGAAATCCTGTCAGAACTGGATGATGGCATTGCCAAGCAGCGTAACAGCGAAGGAGCTAAGGCCGCCCGCAAGCAGCTCGACGATGTGTACGGAAAGATGCCGTGGATTAACGGCACCATCACCCGGCAAAACCTTGCTGCATTGAAGCAGAAGGCCGGCAACGACATTAACAAGCAGCGCGTGATAACTCGCATTGAGCAGCTGCTGACACAGGCGGGAGAGTAACGATGGCCTACAGCCCGATCGAGCAGAAGTATCTGGACACGCTGGCGATGGCCGCGTTTCCCGAGGCTGTTGATGAGCCGATGGCCGAGCCGTCGCTGGAAGGAATGCAGCTGGCTGCAGGCCCAAGCACAACCCGCACCGATGCAGGGCCGAGGTTTGGTCGTGGTGGCGTGACCAAGGCGCAATCGCAGGCTGCCGGCGGTCTTGAAAAGCCGCTTGGCGCAATGCTTGATATGGGTGCTGCAACCGTCAAAGGCGCAGCGCAAGGTTTTGTTGGAACGCCAGGTGACCTTGAGGGTATTGCTCGCACTGTGATCAACATGATGGGTGGCAACGTGGATGAGAACACCGTGCTGCCAACTACTGACGAGGTAAAGGCGTGGCTGGATAAGTTCCCGATGACTCGCGTTGGCGACGGCAAGAACCCGTATGAGTCGATCGGAGAGGTAGTCGCGCCTGGCGGCTACATCGACGCCGGCAAGGCTGCGATCAAGGGCGGTAAAGCGCTGGCACCGACTGCTGCCAACATGATGGAAAGCGGGCTGCGCAAGAGCGGCATGATCATGGACATTGTGCCTACTGGGCCGCGTGTTGATTCAATTGACAGATTCCCTGTTGGCCCCGGCAGCATCAAGCCTACTGTCATCGCGCCGGATGCTCCGCTTTACAGAGAAATGAGTGCAGATAATCTGACCGATTTCTTGCGTCAAGATAATCAGTTTTCATACGCCGCTGTTTTTGTGACGGACAACGCCGACTTGGCGCTCGGTCAAGGGTCAAACAAAGGCATCAAGGTTCAGTTCCGCGCCAACGCCGTCAGCGGAGAGGAGCACCGCAAACCGATGACGGGCGACCTTGCTGGCCGCGAGTACAAAGCAAACGTCTTTGCGCCCAAGGCGATCGAGTCTATTACATTCGACAGTGAGGCAGACCTCAAAAAGATGAAGGGATTGTCGGCGAAAGTATTGCAGACTGAGTTTGAGCGTGTGAGTGACGGCAAGAAAAACATTGTCTTCATTCGTAAGGCGCAGGATAAGGAGAAGAAATAATGGCAGACCCGCTCAACCAGCGCCTAGACCAGTTGCTGCCGCCTGCGCCTGAACCGGTTGGCCAGCTGCCGCTTGAGGCCATGCCTGCGGAGAACACAGGCGAGACCATGTTTGACGTGAAGCCGGAGGGCGAGCCAGGCATGCCGAACATGGACGGCGTGCAGGTCGCTGGCCTGGGTGGCGCGGTTCGCAAGATGTTGAAAGAGGCAAAACCGAAGTCGGTGCGCAACATCGTGCCGGAGGCTGCACGCGCCGCTGACGATGCGCTGCCGCCCACCGGCAAGGTCGGCAGCAAGACCGTCATCCCCGAGGCCAGCCAGACCCTCACAGACGCGGTTAAACAGGCCGCAGACGCACGCAAGGCGACGGGCAATACCATCGGCAAGCCGAGCGTCAACGCGACTGAGAGAGCCGCTGGCATCCCTGAAGAAGCGTTCAACCTGCCCCGCTATCAAACCGACGATGCTGCAGCGATCATCGGCGGCGTGGCTGACGCGCTAAAGATTAAGACCAAGGCGGTCACGTTCGACGAGATCAAGGCCAAGGCTGCCGAGTCCGGCATCGATGAAGTATTCCTGAACCGGCTGATCGGTACTGACGGCAAGATGATGGCCAACGCTGTCGAGACCTACAAGGCGCTCGAGGTGCTGGAGTCGTCGGCCAACGAGCTCGACAAGCTGTTCAAGCTGGTGGACTCGGGCGCTGCAACCGACATCGACAAGCTGAAGCTGCGCCAGCAGATCGCTCTGCATGGCCTGATCCAGAAGGGCGTGAAGGGTATCCAGACCGAGACTGCTCGAGCTCTTGCTGTCTTCCGCATCCCGCGTGAAGGCAACGCAGACATCATCCGTAAAACCCTGGACGAGTTTGGCGGCGATCAGTCGCTGACCGACCTGGCGCGTTCGTACCTGTCGATCGAGACCCGTGCCGGCAAAAACAAGCTGGTCGAGGCTTCGATGATGTCCGGCGTCAAGGATGTCTGGTTCACGACCTACATCAACGGCCTGCTCTCCTCGCCGGTATCGCACGCAAAGAACATTGTCTCGAATGCCATGTTTGGTGCGTATCAGATCCCCGAGCGGCTGATCGCATCGATCTATTCCAACACCCTACCGGCTGGCGTGCGCAGCTGGAAGGCGCTGGTGCCTGGTGCGGCCGATGAGAAGCTGGCGATGGACGAGGCGCTGACGATGGTTCAGTCGCTTCGCAACGGGCTGATCGAGGGCTTTGACCTGGCGTCGACTGCCTTCCGCAAAAACCAGCCGCAGATGGATCTGGCCAGCAAGGTCGAGCTGGATCGTGCGCCGACCGAAGGCCTGGGCGAGACCCTGCAGCGCATGACCGGTGCAGACCAGAATTCGTGGCTCGGCAAGGCGCTGGATTACTACGGCACCGCGGTCACCCTGCCTGGTCGGGCGCTCATGTCCGAGGATGAGTTCTTCAAGGGCGTGATGTACCGCATGGAGATCAACGCGCAGGTCACCCGCCGCGCCAAGTCTACCTACCGCGATGCGATCGACTCCGGCATGACTGAGGCTGACGCTGTTGCCAAGGCCGAAGCAGAGGCATCCAGCCTGCTGGCCAACCCGCCGCGGGATCTGGACGAGGCAGCGCTGGAGTTCGCCAAGCGCGGCACGTTTACCGCCGACCTGCCCCCTGCTCTGGCCAAGCTGCAGCAAGTATTCAATCACCCGGCGCTCAAGGTTGTGGTGCCGTTCTTCAAGACGCCGGCCAACATCGGGCTCAACGTAGTCGAGCGCACGCCGTTCGCTCCGCTCTCCTCCCGCTTCCGTGACGAGATTGCAGCCGGCGGCATCCAGCGCGACATGGCGTTGGCCAAGGTGACGCTGGGCTCAAGCATGCTGGCGACGTATGCAATGCTGGCATCAGAAGGCGTGCTGACCGGACGTGGCCCAGAGCGCAAAGCAGACCGCGAGGCTGCGATGCGCGACGGCTGGCAGCCGTACAGCATGAAGGTCGGCGATACCTGGTACAGCTACAGCGGCATGGAGCCGGTCTCTGCTTTGATGGCGATCGCCTCCGACTATGCCGAGTACGCAAAGCATGAGCCGGACGCCAGCAAGGTCGAGGAAGTTTTCCTTGGTGCGACCTATGGCCTGTACGAATACCTGAAAGAGCAGCCGTATCTGCAGGGCGTGGCTGATGTGGCCAAGCTGATCGGCACCAACCAGCAGGGACAGGTCGACGGCAAGAAAATCGTCGACGGCTTGGCCAAGCAGTTCGGTGCCTTTGCGATCGGCGGCTCTCCGATGATTGGCACCAGCTCCATCGTGGCCGGCATCGAGCGCCTGTACGACCCGGCAGCGCGTGACCCGCGTGCCAGCCCCGAGCTCCCGATGGGCGTGCGTGGCTTTGTCGAGGCTTTCAACAAGTACCGCAGCCGCG